ATATATCGGCATTTACCAACTTATGAAAAGATAATCAGAAATTTAGTAAGTTTTTAATATTAAAAGAAAGTTTATTACCAACAGTAAGGAACTTAGAATCATCGTGATTTGATAATGTTTTGAATGAGTATGTATAAGCTGATCCCGACAAATAGGTGTGCAGTTCATCTTTATAATAGTGCATTGCCTCATCAATTGTATTATCTAAAAAAATACATACGTTATCGTATGCATCTAATACAGCAATTCTGACATTGTCCATTATATCCACGCCTCTCTTACACGTACTTTCACTGTCGGTTTTGTTTTAGTCCATTCACTAACAACAAATTGAATTTTTGTTTCACCAGAATCAGCCTTAAAATATTGACTCCCCAATATTTCATCGTTTGGCCGATACATACCATTAACATAAAATTTTGAGCTTTCACCATCAATGACACATACATCATTTGGCTGATAACGATTAGGTATATCTTTCCATTTTTCAACATTCATTTTATCAAATACAAAATCATTTACGCCCATGTAGGTCATAAAACTTGAGCCACCACGATTACCATATTGTTTTATAGCAATTTGTATTTTTGCACATTCCATATTTTCTACTTCAGGAATAATATAAGACGGGTATCCGCCCCAGTAGTAAAAGGTTAGCTTGTTACCCTCTTTTCTTAGATCGCAATGACCCCAGTCCCAATACCATGGATTTTGATTTCCAAGGTGACTTGTAGTATATGAGTAGGTGTGTAATACTTTCCCATTGGCCCATAATTCATAATTTCCCGTATTACCAGTTGTATCGGTTTTGTACCAACATACCCCGGCGATAAGTTTGTTGTCTTCGGTAAGCCAATTTATGCACATTTCACCCGTTTGTCCCATCAAACCAGCATAAAAAATAAGGTGGAAATATGAATAAAAATTTTTAGCACCTTTTCTTCCTTCAGAATCGCTGGGAAGTATAAGAGTACGTAATCCACCGTTAGAACTCGAGGAGATAGGACCGGAAACACCAAGAGTTAAAAAGGTCTGATCAAACCAAGTACTAGTACCTAGCGTTCCTTTTACACTATGCGAAGGATGCATATAATCAGTACCGTTAGTATCGTTTGGTAAATTTATAAAATCCCATAGTGTCCCCAGCCTTTCATTTTGTTCATAAGGCTCTTTATCAGCTTCATCAATTTTTCCAAACTGCATCGTTCCTTTATCACTCACAACACCAATAAAACCACTTTCAGCGTTGTGAGTTATTTCATAATCAATAGGAACAGAAACAGAACCATCATTAATCACTGTCACTTCAAGAACCCCATTATCATTTGGTTCAGCAATAAATTCTTTTAATACGTCTGAATATTTAAACGGATCGCTGCAATATATTTCAATATTTCCAGTTATACTATTTGATCCAGGACCAGGGATACTGTTTCCAATTTTTGTACCAATAAAATATTTATCTGGCTCATCATTAAAAATAATTTTAACCTGTTCATCTTTTAAAAGACGATTTAATTTATTAAATGAATCACGAAATTCGAGGCAAGTAGATGCAATTAATTGATATGTAACAGTAATAGTCCTTGATGGATACCGTTTACCTAAATAATTGGTTCCATCCAATAAATTGATCGTTTCATCTTGTACTTCACTTTCCATCAGCTCACGACCGCTTACATATAATGTCCGATACCCCGGTATTTCATTTTCAATAAAAACGCCATTGTAGGACATTGCTTCAGCGGGAAGTATTGTTTTAGTATACATCTCATCAGTATCTACGAATTCATACATCTACTATTTCACCCCCTTGATCATATTTTTTAATTTTTCATTTTTTTCTATTTCCTCCTGCGTAAACGGCGCAGTTACACGAGCAACCTCTTTGCCGTCCATAATTACAGGTACATTAATAGTGTATTTAGTATTTTGATAATATTCGTAATCTTCTGAAAGATTACTATCAAAGTCACCTGCAAAAGCAATTTTAGGATTGTTTAAAACTGGTATTGAAAATAATTTATCTGCTGCTTTTTTTACAAAATTTTTCATTTCTACAATACCATTGCCCAATCCCTTACCCCAGAAATTACCTAGTTTAGTACTAACCCTTGAAGGTGAATGAATCTGCGCTTTAGCACGGATAGCCTTTTCCGCAGCACTTGCAAGTTGAGAAGCAACACTTCTTACATAGCCGAGTTGTGAGCTCATACCATTACCTAACCCTTGACCAATGTAAACACCTGCCCCGTAGGCTCCTGCCTGACCATTTTGGAACACTCCGATAGTTTGCATTGTTGTTAATGATGCTATTAATACCATTTTAGTAGCTCCGGTCTGAACACCACTAGAAATATTGTTTCCAATATTTTGCCCTGCGGTTTTAGCTTTACCCTCAGCATTACTAAAAGAACTAATAAGTGATTTAATTGCAGATTTTGCTAAACTTCCCAGTCCTTCAAGTGCACTGTTAACAAAACTAATTGAAGACTTCATTGCTTTCAATGATTTTTCAGTAGTTTTTGCACTAGATGCAATTGATTTCATACTACCCAACACACCTAATAACCCAGCAGCTAAAGCAATCATACCGGCGGTTACAACCAATAAAGAAGCACCAAAAGCTACGAACCCAGCAGTTAATGAAATTGTTCCTGCCAGAGAGGCAACGCCACTTGCTGTAAACGCTAATACCCCGGCAGTTAAAACTAGCAAAGAAGCTCCAGCAGCGAGCGCCCCTGCTGATAAAGTTAATAATGCCGGTCCTAAAATAACTGCGCCTAGAGCACACAAATTAATTCCTGCTCCCAAAGCAACTGATGCAACAGCCAAAGCTAATACACCAACTGCTGCACCTAATGCACCAACTCCTACCGCAATTAAACCAGCAGCTAAAATTAAAGCACCTGCTCCAGCTACTACAGCACCTGCTCCAAAAGCAATCATACTCGCTCCTAATAAAGCTATATTTCCTGCTCCTAATAATCCGTATTCACAGACAGTAGGAAGTACACCAGCCACTAACGTTAAGGCAGTAGCTGCTAATAAAGCTCCTACTCCAACCAAAACAATAGCAGCACCAAAAGCTATAAACCCAACTGCTCCCGCTGTTAATGCAGGCCCTAATATAGCTGCTCCTGTCGCTAATAATGCAATAGTCGCTATCATTCCGACCATAACCCCAATTGCAAGTGGTCCAGCATTTGCCAAATTAATAGCACTAGCCGTTAAGATTGCAAATCCAGCTGAAACTAGAACTAATGCCGTTCCCATAGCTAACATTGCAAGTGAAATAGCGTTTAATTTTGCAGCCCCAGGCTTAATAGAGTTCAACATCAAAGTCATACCAGCTCCCATAGCTGCCAAAGCAACCACAAGACCAGCCATCACACCAATTGCTAAAGGTCCTGCATTAGCTAACTGTATAGCGGAATAAGCTAATAATGCAAAACCTGCACTCACCATCAAAATACCTGCTCCCATCATCATAAAAGATTTAGCAGATGCTAGCATATTTTTTGCACTTTTTTTAGATGATTTACCGACTTTAGTTTGGCTACCTGCAATTCCATCTAATTTTTCAGTTAAACCTGATGATGCAGTCTGCGTAATTCCCATTAACTTATCACCAAATTTTTGTAATGCGGTAACAGCTGAACTAATTTTCTTATAGCCTTTCCATGCTAAAAAGAAACCTGCTACCCACGGTGTAGCTGCAACAATTATGTCACTATTATCTGCAATTATATTCCCAACAAATGCAATCACATCACCGGCTGAAGACATAACATCACTAAACGTTTTAATAACCGTTTCATTTGTTGCTATTGAGGCACCTACATCAACAATCACACCTCCGACATCAAATAGTGCTCCTGCTACCTTTCCAGCAGCTTTACTAAAAGCATCCCAATAGGGTTGAATTGTTGTTATTGCCCCCGAAATTGTATTAACTAAGCTGTCAGCGTTAAAACCATCTAATTTATCAACAAGACCAGAAATTGCATCAATCCCAATTTTTGAAACATAGTCGAATGCCGGAGCTAATTTAACTCCCAGAGTTTCAGTCAAACCATCCATTGCTTGGTCTACAGTTTTATATTCTGTAGCCAATTTTGTGAAAGCGTCATTTGTTCCAACTTTAGCAATAGCATTGAAAAAATCTTCGGTTTTAACAGTTCCATCCTGAACTTTACTAACTAATTTAGAAGTACTCATACCCATTTCTTTCGCTACCGCTGCAACTCCAGCCGGGGTTTGCTCAAGCATTAGTTTAAAATCCTGCCAAGCAACTTTCGGCTTAGCGGCCATTTGTGTAGCTTGTGTACTTAAAGTTTTCATTGCTTGCGTTGGGTTTTCAGCTGCCGCAGCAAGACCACCAAAACCTTTTACTAACTGTGTACAATTCTTTGTTCCAACTGCTGCCAGCTGACTGTAAGTAGTAGCCATATCACTAGCACTATAGATTGTTTGTGTTGCAAATTTTTGTAGTTCTTTTTTTGTAGAAATTATTTCATTAGAACTTTTTCCAAGCATTTCCATGTTACCATTAAAGGTTTTCCAAGCTGCACTTGAAGCTCCTAATTCACTTATAACACCCGAAATGCCACTTGTGATACTTGAAAAAGCTTGTTGCCCAATTCCAGTAAGAATACCAAAACCAAGTCCACTTTTAATTTTACTGCCTAAGCTCGACAATTTGGAATCGGCTTTTTCCATTGTGGAAGTAAATCCTTTATCAGCAGCCGATAATATAGCTTTTACACTAAAACTCTCTGCCATTTTTCTCACCTCTTTTTCTCATGAATTCTTTAACTTTAGAAAATTTATCTTCTTTTTTTCCAAGAACTTTATTAAGTTCATATTCATAGTCAAAGAACTTCTTGAAAGTATCGAAAACTGGTCGAGTTTTATTTTTACCTGCTTTCTTTTTTGCTTTGACTTTAAAATTATTAAACGCTAGCAAATGAATGTGATAATTCAAATCAAGTTCCTTTAGCTCTACTGCTTTCATTAATAGTTCATATTCCGCAAAGGATAATAAATCAACTTGATCAAAATTCTTAAAATCTAAATATCTAAAACAATTTAATGCTATCTCTTTATAAGTTTCATTGAATGATCGAATATCTTCTAATGTTGTTCTTTTTCCCGTTTCTTCGCTTCTTCCACTCTCTCGAACAGTTTCTTGATCGCGACTTTCGATGCATTCGCACTCGATAAAAAATCAATTACAACCTCAAATAATTTTTCAACATCTGTCGTTTCGTTATCGATATATTCTTCAATTTGCTCACGAGTAACTCTAGGCGTCATGCCATCATTTAAATAATCTAGAGCATTAATCAATTCTTCAATTTCGCCATCTACTAAGCCAGCTACCAAATAAGTTAAACCAACTTGCTTTTCTACACCTAATTCATCTTTTTGCGTTACATTTTTATTTACTTTTCTTACAAATCCGATAGATGCTTTGAATTTATATACAATTCCATTAATTGTTAATTCCATATAATTTTTCCTCTTCTTTCTTCAATTTAAAAGAGAGCGTATTTCTACGCTCCAGTTTTCTTTGTGTCAGCAAACACATAATTTGCCATTTCTTGTTGTTCTTGAGATACTGTGGCATAACCATCTACTCCACTGCCATTAATCCCAAATGTAAGAGAAACTTCAACCATATCTTCAGCATTAGAAGTTATTTCACACTCTGTAAGGTATCCTTGGAAATATTTTGCTTTAAATTTTCCAACATTATCTTCTGTGCCTTTTTCGGCTAAATTTACTTCCCAAATTTCAACAAGCTCATCATTATCTAAGGCTTTTTCTAACTCATCGATTAAAGTATCACCAACCGCTAAAATACTTGTAGCAGTAATTTCTACCTCAGCAACCCCGGGTGTACGAATTGATCCATCCTTAGTTGCTGTGGAATCAGCATCCTTGCTCTTTGTACGACCGTTCTCAGTTGTAAAAGCAAGTGTTGCTCCATCTTTTGTAGTTGCACTACTTAAAATTCTATATAAATAAACAATTTTTTTACCTTGTACCGCTTCAGGCGCTGCACAAAGCTGTAAATCAAATCTTCTCATATGTTACATCCTCCTAATTAAATTTAAACTCTAAAGAAAGCACCCCGTGTAAAAGTGGAATGCTTGTTGATGTATCTGGCATAATGTCTTGACTAACATTTTTTAACGACCACGCAAAATTAGTTGTATGATTTAATTTTCTAGATACTTTCTTTATATCAAGAAGCATCTTTGAGATTGTCCCACGCTGCTTAGGATTATTGTGAAATACATGGATAATTTGATAGACATTCCCAAATACAGCACTTTTATTAGCATCATCAATTAATTGACTATTGCCAACATATATAAACGGGTAAGGGGTATTATCTGGTGGTAAAAAAGTATCATAGACATTGTCTGGATATAACTTTTTTAGTTCTACTAACAGATAACTAAACAGTTCTTGTTGTGGATCCATTTTTATACACCTCACTCAACTAGTTTTTTCATATCTTTTTTAAATATTTCTTTTTGTTCATTAAACGCAGGACCAACAAAGGGCTGAGCCTCCATTTTTCGGGTACCATATTCTAGATACGGGCTGTATTCAGTACCTGGTTCAACAATAGCAGTAAAACCGCTATCTTCTTTCGATAACTGTATACTCCTTTTAGTTGTACCAGTTTGATATCCCTTAACGAAATTAGCATTACGAGTCATTTTATTTGTTAACTCAGCTCCGTTAGTACTAACAACTCTTTTTACATCAGCCATCTTGATATTTTTCTTAAGTTTATTACTTAATTTTTCTAAACCCTCTAAATAAAAAACTTTAGCCATTAAGTCACCTCCGAAAGCACAAAAATATGTTTTGTTCTAAGCTTTCTACTATAGTCAACTTTGTATTGTTTCTTATCAATGCGAATAAAATTAAATACTTCATTCCAATGATTTTGAATATGAATAGTTAAACTCCCTTGCTTAATAGTTCCATAAATTAATTGCATTGTTTTAGTACTGGTATCCATCACACTGGCCATTAATTCTTTTTCGGCGATAGTATCATCTCCATAATTACCTGTATTTTGATCATACTGGCCACTTTTAACAGTTTGAAAATAAACAGGAGTGTCATATCTCATAAAAAACGTACACTTCCTTTTTTTAGATCACTCTGATTATTTAACCATGACCTGATATCTTTATCATAGCTATCAAAATCATCGTCGTTGAAAGACATACTTTCACCCTCGACTGAATGAGAAGATACACCCTCGCTACCAATACGATTAAATCTAATTACCGATACTTCAATAACAATATATTCAAGTTCTTCAGGAACTTCTTTAACACTTAACAAATTTCCTAAACGTTTTTGAGTAAGCTCAATAATCACGTTTAGTTTATCGTCAATATTTTTGGGGTTACCTAGTAATTCTTTGACATTTTCAAGTATTGTCATAGGCAACACCATTATTTCTTTGAAGCTGAGTTTTTAGGTTCGGATTTTTTTGTTTCGTCCTTTTTTTGCTTTTCGGGTTCAACTGCTTCATTTTCGTCTTGAGCTTGATTACTTTTATCTTCAATAAATGTAATTAACGGCGTACTTTGTTTATTACTGGCAGTAGCCAGTTCAATAATACGTTCTCTAGATACTGTCAATCCATCACGAGGGAATGTATCCCCCGCATTGTATGGATGTTCATTATCTTGTAAATCAGTAAAATATTTAATAACTTTATACATTTTATTTTCCTCCCTAATTATGCTCCAACTGATACTTCAGATGCTTGAATAGAACTTACAATTACTCCATCCAAAAATTCAGGGAAAAAGATGACACCGCTAAACAATAAAGTTTCAAATGTTGCTGTTTTCCCATCAATATTATGTGTCATACCAATAAGCCCAGTAGCATCACTTGTTAAGTTGAATGTTTGAGCCACGTCACCGCTGTTTGCAGGAACATAAGCACCATTAATATTTTCTTTAGCCGAAGCAATAACTTTTCCTTTTTCTAACTCAGGTGAAACAATCACTGTTCCTAAACCTAAGAAATTTTCAATATAAGACATACCAAAAGCAGTTTGCAATGTAATTTGAGCATTTCCCAAATAATCAGCTAAATCTTCACTTGATACAAAATAAATAGGTGTTACAGTCATATCAACATAGAACTTTTGTAACGCTCCCCATGCAGCACTTAATGCTGATTGTAAATTTGTTCCTTTTGCTGTACCAGTTCCAGTCTTAATTAAAGTGTAAAATGATTTTTTGATTGAAGTTTGGACACCAGAAATTAATTTTTCATCTGTTTGATTTACTGCTAATGAACGTCCTGAACGTTGAATAGCTTCTGCTGATGTACTTTTTCTATATTTATTTAACTTTAATTCAACAGTTCTAGCTAATTTTCTATTAATTTCAGTTAAAGGAATAGTTTCGCCCTCTCCAACCTGATCAGGTGTATTTACTTGTTCCATTTTATAAATTTTAATAGTTGTTCCAGCGCTCATTGGAATCATTTCAGTAACTCCTAATAAACGTTGCAGCTCATTAATATTTTTGTTTAAACGGCTTGTGTAATCAATCGAAATAGCTGGTTCTAAATCTTTACCAGCAGTCAAATTTGTTTCTGCTGCATGTAATTGTAAATTAAACTTATTTTTGTTTTTCATTGTTTATCTCTCCTTTTTATTGGAATAATTCCATGTTTTCACTAATTAATTTTTGTCTTTCAGCTGTGTTTTCAACTTTAAAAATCTCTTCTTTGGTCATTTTCGTCTTAGAACCCTTTTTAGGTGGTTCGTGACGTAATTTAGCTGCAACTTCCTTTTGAACTGCTGCTTTAAAAATCTTTGCAAAGTTTTCAACATTAGCTTTAGTTGTATCAGCATCTTCTGATACTAGATTAGCTAAAAGTTCGTCATTAACACTAATTTCTTCATCTGCTAAAATTGACCGGGCTACCTTAGACATTTCACCTAATGTAGCCTGCTTCTCATACTTCGCAATTTTTTCTTGCAGTTGTTTGAATTCAAGATCCTTTTTTTCTTGCTCAGTCATATTTTTTAATTTTTGAGCCTCTTTGAATTTTGCTTCTTCTTTTTGACGTTTCTTTTCCCATTCAGCAAATTTTTTAGAAATAAGTTTATCTACATCTTCATCACTGTATTTTTTGTCACTAGGATTTTCACCTTCACCATCTTTAAGTGAGGTGTTTGGTTCGTTGTCCGGATCCTCACCATCTTCTCCATTGTCACTATCTTCAGCAAAAAGCTGTAAATCGAACTTATTTTTTAATAATGGTAATTTTAATAATTTTTCTAAATCTTTCATTTTCTTTTCCTCCGTAATTTAAAGTTTTCACGCCTAACCTATCCGTAGTTTTTTTATTGGTTTCCACGCCTCCAACAATCCGTAAAGTTTAATGTCATTCACGCCTGGACGTATAAAAAGCGTTCATACAAATGAACGCTAATTAATATATTTAATTTTTAGATATTTCAACATAATCACTATATACGTTAGCAATCTCTCTACATCCTATAAAAAAAGAATCAACCAGCAATTGACTCTTTGATGTAGGTTTGTATATTGCTATTAAAGAATTTCCGCTTTTTAAACAAACATTTACATTATCTTGTGTTAACTCCTCTAAAGAATAACAAAGTGTCTGTAATAAACTAGAAATTGCCGCACAAACGATATCCTGCCCAACAGTATTGTAATTTGCATGACCAACACAAGAAACCGCAATATGATCACGTGATCTCTTAACATCTATTTTAATCATAAATTTCACCTTGATAGCAAATGGTAAAAAAGAATAAAATAAACAATTAAGTTTGAAATTATAATCGAATTTACTTTTATACTCATTTTGCATTATCCTCTCTCTAAAAAAATAGCATTATAGCAATTAGCAAAATAAAATTAATTACAATTACACAACATAACCAATACGATAATTTTTTCAAGCTATCTTTAAGTATCATCATCTCTAACTTATTTGTCTTGTTTTCTTTTCGAAGATATTCAATATCCTCTTTTAAATAGTTGATTCCGGTATCTATATGTTCAACACAACCATTGAATTCTTTAATATGTGTATCGAGTTTTTCTTTAATTTCATCTATTTCTAAACTATTAATGTCTATTTTACTAACAACACCAGTTACACCGCTTTCTATTCGCGCCACACTTATACCTCCATTTTTAAAAATAAAAAAGCCGATTAATTATCGACTTTAATATATTCCTACATCCAAGGATTACACCACATTGATATACTTACTTTGGCTTCTTCTTCACCGTTAAGTATATTTTTAATATGTTCATCGTCAGACCAGGGAGCATCCTTTTTCCATAGTTGTATGTACTCCTTAAATTCTTCTTCACCGCCAAGTTCTTTGACATGAAATGGATAATCTTTAGGATCAATCATTTTTTAGCACCTCTGCTTTTATATAATAAATTCCATTTTCTTCTCTTACTTCATTTATAATATAACACAGTCCTCTATTAAATAATACTTCTTCTTGATTTTTAAATTTTGGATATGCTAGATCTTTTATATATTGCGCGCCTTTATATCCTTTCGGGACATCAAATTCTATAAAACCATTGCGGCCTTTCAAATCGATATCATCAAATAAATTTAACGAAGTTGAGGAGTATCCTTTTTCAATAATTTTAATACCGATTAATTTTTTTAAATCCTCTATGTTATATTTGCTTTTTTCAACAAAAAAACCTAGATCAACTTTTCTTCTCAATGTAATATCTTCAAGAATTACCCCTTTGCTCAATGCATTATCTAATATATTAATTTCATTTTGATATTTATCATATTTACCATGATTTAAACTACTATTAAGTTGAAAAGCGAAAATCCCAGTATAACGATTTAAGATACTCTTTTCACTTTCAGATAGTTTATTAAGTTGTTTGTTCATATTAGACTTGAATCTTTTTTGAGCTTCCCATTCCTCGGTAGTACCACCTTTTTCAAGGAAATCAAGCCATGACTCATATTCTGCTCTATCAATATGAGGAGCGGTTGAACAATGACACCTTGGGTGCATCGGTGGAGCATTTAGTCCAGGCATCATATCTTTAACTTTAAACACTTTGCCATCCATTAATTTACACGTATCACATACATCACTGCTACCGCAAGCAATATACTCGTATTCATCAAACCCATTTTCAATATAGGACTTTTTTTGTGCATCTGTTTGAACTCTTGCTAACTCAGTCTGCATTAATCGTTCAGCATCCGACTGTTTTACGTTAAAACGCTTTCTAAGCTCAGTTGCAAGTGTTTTTGGATTCTTACCTTGAATAAGGCCAATTTGTAATAATTTATTTAAATCACTTTTTAATAAATCCTGATGCATCCAGATACGATCGCTAAAAGTAGCATTGTGAAACGACGCATTAACGATTGAATTAGCCAATTTAGTGTTATTTTGTACTGTTTTGCCTAAAATACCTGATTGTCGCTTGAATTCATCTATAGAGCGTTTTTTTAACGCTTTATAAAACAGCTGATAAATCTTACTGTGACCTTTGGCAAGTTCAAGACCTAAATCAGCTTTTAACAGCTCCAATCTATTTACTTTCATTGTCAAGTTATAGATTTTCATTGCGTCATTAGCTTCTTTGGTGAAATCTTTTGTTTTTACATATTTAGCAGCTTTGCGCGCATATTCTTCTATATCTAACTTAGAAGCTCTTTTCTTAGCCTCAGCCATGGTTATACCATTTTCACTAGCATATTTAGCATAGAAATTATTAATGGACCTCTTGCACTCATCCATCATGTCTTTGTAAATTTTATTTAATTCCTGATTATATTTCTTTTCTTCAGTGATATTGTGCTTATGTTGCTCATTTTCCCGATTGCGCCAGTAATCATAACTGCCCATTACAATTCACCACTTAATATTTTTTTAGCTTCATTTGTATCAATACCGATTGCAGTAGAAATTAATTTCACAGCCTGACCCTCAGTTATAGTACCAGAGGTGAATTGAGCCATTATAGCTAATAACGACTGTGTTTGAGCACCATTTAAAGTTTTTCCTTGAACCTCAGTAACAGCATCATCCTTATAATCCAAGTCAGTGCCATTTTCAAACATTGTTTTAGCAACAATATCATTTTCAGCATCCTGTTCTTCATTTTTTAAACGGTCGATTTCACTTTGAACATCGTCAACGATCGAAAGAACTTTTAATTGTGTTTCCTTTGAGATTATACCTTCAAGCGAACTTGCAACTTGCGCCTCATCGGTGATATTAGCAGGAATATTAAAAGTGAATTTGTATTCAAGACCAACCCAGGCATCACTTTTTACTTTAGAAAGCGGATGTGAAAAAAGGAGTTTGTAACGCCTGTTCATTCCACTTGTAAATTTACGTTCCTTAGCCTTTGCTAGATTCGTCATTGATAGAAGTTTGTATTTTAATGCTATTCCGGAACTTGTACCGAAATTTTCATCACTAATATTCGCAACCATAGAAATCTGAAATATCAATCTTTCAAGACGTTCAATTAAGTTTTCCTGTGTTCCATCTGAATTTGGTTTATCCATAAATTCAACAACCATATTAACTTGTGGATCACCTTCAAAATTAACGATACGGTTATCACGTATCTGTTTAACACCATTTGTATCAAGTTTAGCACCTAGAACTTTTAAATAGGCATCTGCAAAATAATCAACATCATTAGCTTTTTCACTTATAGCCTTGTTATAGGCGTTGATCATCGGCATAGCTGACTCAAAAATACCGGTGCGTTCAGCATTCTCAACATACTCAGTTACCGGCACACCATCAAAACCATGAAGATGTTCATCGTCATCGAAAACATACGATCCGTTTTGATGAAAATATTGAATAACTGTATCATCAGACCATGACCCACGTTCAACATTTTTATAATCTTTATAGTATCTTATGAAAAATAAAGGCCTTTCAATAATACTGTCATCATAAATAATAAATGCCTCTAGCGGAGAAAGATATGTAATACACTGTTGCATATTATCATCGAGATAATACATTTCGTAGCCGTGTCCATAAATTGAACAAATCTTTGATAGTTCAGCATTGTTATCATCTTGATCATTATAAGAATCTAGAAAAGCAATATAATCATTTGTACCCTTATCTTTACTATTTATTTTTATTGGGTTTCCAATAAAAAAACCGTTGAATGTATCAACGATATATTTGGCGAAGTTTACAGATATGCGATTGTCAGGTTTCCATTTTTCTTTGTCTGGCTGATTGTATATGTCATAATTATTTTCATAAGCATCATGCAGTTTTTGATAATGACCATTTACAAGCATCTTATGTTTACTAATATATTCGGCTAATAAATCAGGTGTCATAACCGTATCTTTTGGCAATCTAAAAATTTCCATTAAATTCCCCCTTTCAAATCAGTGTTTAATTTATTTTTATTAATTAAAATTGTGTTAACAAAATATCTTATTGCATCCATACAGTGATCATTTTCTTTTATCGGTGCATCAATTCCTCTGCTAGTTGCTTTTGAATCCCATACATAAATAGAGAACTCTTTTAACGCCATTTTGCAAGTATCAAGGAAACCAATTCTTCCTAGATTAAGCATTGTTCCGACTGAACGAATACCATTTGAGACATCATTTCTAGCACGTTTGACGCTCAATCCTCTGCTTTTCAACTCAGTTATAAACGATGCTGCACTTGGATCGACTATAATATATTCAATATTCAAGCTACCAATAAATTCAATTAAATCATCAGCGTACTGGCTATCAGTTTTTTGTTTTCTTTCTTCACGACCAGAATAATAATATTCTTTTGTTGCATACCACGTTTCATTAACCCCTTTTTCCCAAAGTAAAAAGACCATGGGATTCTGGGTTCCATAGTCACAACTAATATATTTTTTTTCGTTTTCATCAATTTTAGGACGTTTATTGACAATATGCTTGTCTCTATTAAACATGTCATAAATAACACCTTCAGCGACAGCCCATAAACCACGGATATATCTATCATAGAAAACTCCATTATACGCTGAAGCGTATCTTCTTTTGACTTCTTTATTTAAAGACAAATTGTCGTCCATTGTAAAATGAACATACAATATATTTTTTACAGTTTCTTTTTTACGTTCTAATTCTTTTATTTGTTCTGCATTTAAATAACCAATTGATTTGTCTATCCAATTAACTTTAAACCAGTGAAACGGACCTTGCGGGTTACAGTTAAACCACCATTTAGATCCTTTAACACTACAACGTGCAGTTGCTTGATTAACAAAGCTTTCGGGCATTAATGCAACTTCATCAAAAAACATTCCTGCCAATGTGATACCTTGAATTAAATCTTGTGATCGTTCATCCTTACCACCAAAAATGTAAAAATAGTTTTCGATATTCTTCTTTCTAACGATAACAAGATTATCGGCACGGTGATCATTTACTTTGTATCCTCTAGCTTTAAGCATAAGTTTAAGCCAAAATAAAACATTACGTCTAAAAGATCCTATTGTTTTACCTGCCATTCCAAAGTTTTGACCACTAAAAGTAGTCATTGCCCATAAAACATATGACAAGGACATTACAATGGTTTTTCCTGAACGGATAGCACCATCTGCAATAATTCCATCATTATCTTTTACCGGACTATCCTTAGTCCACCAGTTTAAAATCATACGTTGCTTTTTACTAAATGGTTTAAATTTAAAAATGACCTGCTTTATTTTAGCCATTCTGTTGACCCTCGTTCCAATCAGAAATTGCAGTACCCGATAAAGCTTCGATAAATCCATCATCTGCATCTTCAATTTCTTCATCATTGCCACCAGTAATATTCTGGGTCTGTGCTTTAATCAAATCAATCTTGGCTCTTTGTTCTTCAGTAACAAGGTTCATGTGCCTGCCTAGCCAGTCCAAGGCCTTCATACGATCACTCAGTTTTATGCTAGCGCCATCGCGTCCCTGTTTGACTTCACTGAGAATAGTCCCGTCAGCAAAAGCACTGTCTTTGAGTTTCACGACATTTATCTCTTTTTTTAGTTCAACTGTTTCACCTGTCAGCTCATCTTTTACAGTAACAGGTCCAAACGGTCCCATAACAGGTACTAACTCTCGACCATACTCTAGATAATCATTTAGATCTGCAAATGCAATATCGATATATTTTTGTACAATGTCCTGCGGATCAAGAAGTGCATCTGCGTACATTTCTGCTTTTAGCCTTTTAATTTCTTCCTGGACCTCAGGCAGTTTATACCAACGACTAGCCATGACAGCTGCACTGCCGTATGTAACTTTCGGTTTGACTTTTTGGTATGCCTTTACATGGTTGTGATATTTTAAGCAGTAAATACAAAAGAGCTGTTTATCTTCATCCAGCTCTCCATAATCATCAGCTATATTTTTAGCAATTTCTCTTGCGACCTTTTTGGTTGCAACCTTTGCTTTTTTTGGTTGCAACTTTTTATCTTTCCAGTATCGGCTTTTCCATGACTTGACCGCACTAACTGACACATCATATTTAGCCGCTATGTCTTTGTACTTCATACCCGATATATAATCATCGTAAGCTAACTCGTATTTCTCTTTCAAGTCATATCACCACCTCCGTTTTGAGTATAATAAAAGGCGCTATTCAAGTGCCCCTTTCATGACTAAGTCTATTATTTTCTTCTCTAATCTCGCATTATTTCTTTCTTCTGCTTTTTGTATCTTATTACTAAGTATATTGCTATGATAATCTCTATTATCAAAGAAAAAGCAAAAATATAAATAAATTGCTTTGTGGTAAGATTTTTAAAAAATATATTAATCATTTCTAATAAAAATCCTACAGTCATCAAACTTATCCCATGCCTTGCTTGATATACTTGATCTAAGGTAGGCATAGGAAGATCTTTTAAATAGCCTATTGTGTTTGTTTTTAAAACATCCTTAATTGACATCTTTATTATGCTTAGTACTGAAATAACTGTACCTAATAAACCGTATATACTACATATTATACTCAACCAATCATTTCCAGTCATTTTATACCACCTCCAGAATTTTATTATATCAAATTATTTAATATAAAACACCACCAACTCCAGGAAAGGACCCTGGTAAGCTGCTACTTGCTATATCCTGCCATAATAAAAGGCACTACGTAAGTGCCATTAGTTTGCATAAATTTATTTATTGTTTTCTATATATAATAAGTTTCTTTTTATATATTCATATTCTTTTATGGTATGTGTAATAATCAGTGCAACAATTAGTAAAATCAATACAAGTGCCAACCATATACCCTCCCAGTCAAAAATATCAAGCAGCCAATTAAGACCACCAATTCCAATAAAAAAACAAGTACATGACAACACAAATTTTAGATACTTTTCTTCTGCAGCAATGAACGATAATACATCACAAATAACCATTTTCGAATTTTCAGGATGGTTTTCATCTAAATACGACGATATCACCTCTTGAGTTGTTCCTTTATTTTTTTCTTTAGCATATTTATTTAACTCATTTATATACTCATTTTCAATATTATGTTTACACATATACAAATTTCTCTTTGTTTTGATTGTTTCGATTATTTTCATTCAAGTACCTCCTATAATATCTCAATTATATCATGTCATCCCACATAAAGCGACACCACGAATATTAATGAAAGGAGGCATTAAATGAATGGCGTATCAGCACCAGGTGATGCCGCTTTATCTGGAGACAAAAAAAGCTCTGGGAGAATGAGCTTTTTCATATTTGTATAATCAAGGGGAAGTATAAGAAACACGAATCAACCAAAAAGAAATTAATCATCTGTGTGTCTTAACCAAAAGACCACATATACACTATATCACATATAAAGTGTTCATTGGTGTTCAAAAGTGTTCATCTTTTAAAAAAGAGTAGTTTTTCAACCACTCTAAATATCCAATGCCATTTGACTTATAATTTTTAAATCTGTATATGAAGGCTCCCAGTCATTAATAAACTGTACCGCTTTTTCAAAATCTTTAGATCTAATTTGACTTCTTGTTCTTACCCCAGTGAATGATGCCAAATCTCTACCTAAAGCACTATATAGCTTAGAATTTTGTTCCTTAGTTAGATTAAGATTTCTAGCATCCTTGACATACCGAATTCTATTCTTCACTTTCTTGTTAATATAGTTATACTCACCTGGTGTGATAGCCTGGTTCTCTTTAATGTCTTTTACATCAGTTTCAAGTTTATCAACTCGTTGTGCTGTTTCTTCGCCTACTTTAACTGATAAGAACAGTATTTCTCTATCGGTTGTAGGAATCTTTGGAACTGCCAGCTCCTTTTCCATTTCTTCAAATCTATTAACATACTTAGCAGTGAAAATAACTCCTTTTTCACCTGTCAATTTGTTAGCAACCATATCACAACCCTTTTTAGTTAAGAGGTAACATTTTCTAGTTTCACCTTTAGAATCCTGATACTCATTTGAAATAAAGAAATCTAACGAACGCAATTTTGCGTTGGTTAAAATATCCTCATATTTAGCGACTTTTCTTAATAAATCGGTATGTCTCATTTCAATCATTTCAGCAACTTCTCTGCTGTCGATTGTTTTAATACTATCCTTGATGATTAATCCATTATCCATGATAAGCACCTACCTTTGAATTAATACTTTTTGTCGTATTTCTCATAACATCCGAAAGATGCCAAAGTTGATTATGAACAATATCAGGATTAAGGATACCAGCTTGATTATCTGGTGACATTGCTGTTTCTAACACAGTAAGTGCATTTGAAATATATTCCAAAGTTCTAAGGTCTTCAAATAAAATATTACTAATTTTTTGTTCCATATTAAATTTTCCTCTATCTTTCCTAAATTTGTTAGTTTTCCAGAGGCACCATATTCACTAAATAAAAGGTATACAATATACCTCGTTTATAGTATAATACAAGTGCCTGATGGTAGATATTCGTGTGTCTTTGGTCGGATTAACGAATATCTTTTTTTGTTTCTAAATCTTTTTTGATGAGATCTTCAACATATTTACTAAAAGTCTTTTTTGATTTCAAGCAATAAATCTTTGCTTTCATCATCAAATCTTCATCAAGTGTGATACTTGTTTGTCTACTCATATTACTCACTCCTTTCTATTTATATTTATAACTATACTACAATAATTATAACCTGTAAATAATATTTAACTCTTTTTATGCTGAGATATATAATTTTAGTGTTTTTTGGTATATAATATTAACGAGGAGGAATAATTATGAACAATCAAATTATTTCACAAAAGATTAAAGAATTAAGAGAATTTAAAAATATGACACAAAAAGAATTTGGTGATTTAATCAATGTAGCTCAAACCACATTATCTTCTTATGAGAATGGCTCTAAATCACCAAATATCGAAACACTTTATAACATTGCAGAAACATGTAATGTATCAATTGATTGGCTATGCGGTAGAACAAAATTCAAAAACATAGAAAAATTAGATTCATATAGCGATGTTTTTAGAACTATTGTAAACTTGTGTAAAGCCGTGGAATTTGTAATAAAAATAGATAGTTCTATTTATTATGATGATTTCAATGCCGATCAACAATATCTTATCCCTGAAAACGGAATTGTAAATGATTTTATAAATAGATGGCGAAAAATTAAAGACATATATGATGATAAAACCATAGATGAGGACACTTACAACTCAGTAATGGAATCGATAATACATCGATATGATAGTGAAAAACTAAAATATAACGATATAGATGATTTTTAATATATTATTTTAACTCCCACTCCGACGAAGAGTAGGAGTTTTTTTATATTTCAATCAGCTTTATACCAATTCTTTTATATCTGCGTACCTGCGAAATACTGTAGTTAATTATTTCAGCAATCTCTCTATCTTTTTTAAATCGCAGATACTTATAAGCAAGAACATTCCTTGCTTTCAAATCACAAATTTTATTTATGCATTCTTCGATTTGTTCTATCTCGCTCGAGAGTAGCATTTTTTCTTCGATGTAGGCATTTAATGATTTTTTAGGACCATTTATACTCGGAGTATACTTTATCGCTTGTACGCCTTTTATTTGATTTTCTATAAATTCCAGTCTATCACACTTATCCCTATAGGATTTTAAATACTGTACCTTTTCGTTGTAGTCCATTCATTCTCCTCCTACAGCATTTCTTTAAGTTTAACTTCCAGCTTGCGTATATACAATACGACTGTGTCCTTAGCACTTTTGCATCCTTCAAGCGAATCAAGCTGCAGGTAACGATCCAACAGCTCCTTCATGAGTTCTTGTTTAGTCATTTCTAAATCATTAACTGCTTTCGATAACTCTTCTTTATTTTCCATACGCTATTCCTCCTATACGTACAATCTTAACTTTTATTAACGTGTACCATTCTTTTTGATAAACTCAATTACATCACTAACGTTCTTGAATGTTGTCTGCTTCTGCATATTAATTGAGCCAATAATTGTATTAGCGATTAAATAAGGGTCATCCGTATTCTTCGTCCTAGCCACTCTACGAATCATGATCATATTGTCATTTAACCTAGTCGGCTTTACAGGTTTCAAACTGTTGGGCTCAAGTAATGGTTTAAGCTTCTCATGATAACTTTTAGTAACCATTGTTGTCTCGCCTTCACAATAATAAAGCCTGTTCAGGAATGATTTGCTAAGTCCGGTAATATCAAATCGCCTCAGTAATATTCTGCGCCAGGGTCCCTTTATCAAGCTTTTTTAAAGCATCTTTAAAATCCTGAACTACAAGCTTTACCTTTGGCTCTTTTGTACGTCCCCCTCTGCCTTTTGATTTAGCTGGAACTTCCGGCATATCGATGTCAGCAATCTCTGCTTTTAGCAGCGATGCAAATCCAACATATACCCCCAGCTCGTCCATATTTAATTCTATATTTAAATCATTTTTAGCCGCTAATGCTTCTATATCCTCAATAAATTTATTAGCTGTTTCTGTTTCTACTACGATTCTTCTCATTTCTTATTTCCTCCACGATTTAAATCACAACTACTTCCAACAGCATAAAACAGCTGGGTTTGTTCATACACCATTTTAAACTTCTTACATTTACTTCGAGTTCTGCTTATTGGTTCACCACTTACTTTGCAGAAGTTATTTATATTTTTACGACATGATTTACATATTGCTGCCATAACTAATTCCTCCCTAAATTTTTTCTAAATGTATCCATATACCAGGTATTTCAGCCCAAAACTTTTCGATAGTCTCACTGGCCACTCTTGCATCATTAACATAAAACCCTAACTTCTCCATGATGTCTTTTAAAGCTTTGTTTAAATTGTCAGTATCAGGTTTCGTATACTTATACTCACCGTCGTAATGTTTTCCACCGTTCAACGGAAAACACCACTTCACAACTAACCTTAACGCTCCGTCTAATGGTTTTTCAGGTCTATGAGGCAGTAGATTAACCATCAACTTATTTTTAGCCTTCACTAGATCAGGCGGATCATAGAATACCGGCTTACCATTAACAACTGTTACATCTTTTTCCTGAGCGGTAACAGTTGGTGGTATCATCGGCATAAAAAATTCAATTATCATAATCTACACCTTGCCATTTACCAGTTGAAGGATTGTATTTGATTAGTGGTTCACTTGTTCCGGAAGCCTTTATTCTATTTACGACATAATTCAAAATGTCCGGTTGCTGTATCAACCATCTTGCCACTTCACTTTTATTCACGTCATATTCTTCGCCAGGTAACTTGTGATAAAGTGGTGGCATATTTCTAGCAACATCTAATTCTTTGCTAACTTTTTTTCTTTTTCTCATTTTTACTTTTCTCCCGTCATTTTCCTGCTCGTCATTGTTAGCGGGTTAGGAGTCGTCGTGCTGAGCTTACGCACGACTACTTACCACGCAATGACATACACGAGTAGTTTCTACCAGGGGTCACCGTCACTTTTCATTATTATTATAAATAATAACTTTTTGACCCCTCTACTGACCCGTCACTTTTCATGTTATTTGACTGACTGACCCCTTAGGGGTCACCCGTCACTTTTCATGTTTTTTGACCCCTACTCGTTTTTAAATACTGCTCCACCTTTTCTGGTAAAATCAGGGTGTTCATCAACTCGTTTTCTTATCGCATTTGTTGATAATGTGAAGTATTCTTCTAACGCTTTTATAGTAACTTCTCCTTCTATTTTTAAAGCTTCATATGCAAATTCTAATGACTTCATTCGCTCTTTTTTCTTATCTTCAGGAGTCTTTCTTGCTTCCTTTGCCTTTTGCCACTGCGGCTTCATATCATCAGGCTGAATATCATTCAACACGCCACTTTTATCAACTTTATGAACAGGATAATCAAACCAAAGATTTACTGGACTAAATTTACTGAACTCTCTAAGTGTTCCTTCTATTCGCCATGCTGAAATCTTTTCAACTTCTTCGCGAGCATGATTTAACATAGTGTCAAATACCCCGTATTTTCCTTTAGGTATACGTTTTTTACAATAGTCAACCATTTCCCTTTGACTTAGCATATCGTCCTGAGAAACATCCTCCTGCCATCCAGGATAATTCTTATCCAAATAACTAATACAAAACTGACATGCTGCATTATTCTTTAACTGCTTATATACATTTTCGCCAGGTTCCAATTCGATAAGGTCCATAAGTGCATCAGGATCACGAGCAAAAACTCCAGAGCCTGAAGCTCGATCCATTGAACGTTTACCACCCTGCGAACCTTTTGAGTGGTGATGGCAGTATACAACTGCAGTTCCCAACTCATTACATATCTTGTCAAACTGGTTACAGAAGTTGGCCATCTGATCAGCGCTGTTTTCATCACCTGTTATGACTTTATAAATTGGATCTATGATAATAGCTATGTAATCCTTTTTGGCCGCTCTCCTGATTAGTTTAGGAGCTAGTTTATCCATAGGAATGGATTTACCCCTAAGATTCCAAATATCGATATTAGAAAGATTATTAGGCGTTATATGCAGAGCATTGTAAACATCTTTAAAACGATGGAGACACGATGCTCTGTCCAATTCTAAATTTACATACATAATCTTTCCCTGAGCACAATTGAAATCAAACCACTTTGTACCTTCGGCTATTGCTATACACATTTCAATAAGGGCAAATGACTTACCAGCTTTGGATGGACCGGCAATAAGCATCTTATGTCCCTGCCTTAATACACCATCAATCAGTGGCGGTGCAAGATCAGGCATATTATCCCAAAATTCATTCAGTGATTCAGGATCAGGAAGATCATCATTTACTCCCTCTATCCATTCAAACCATTCATCCCATGAACTCTTGCCTATGTTGGTTCCTACAAGAAACTGTTTTTTACCATTTCTCACAACTCCCGGCATCCTTGACAGTCTTGAAGGATTACGATTTTGTGTATCTATCTCTAGACCGTTTTTCTTACAAATGTTATATAAATAGTCAACACGTTTTCTATATTCTCTATAATCGGCTGCTTCTATTTTTACTATCGCATGGAGTGATTTACCTCCAGAATGAACTAAACAGGCTACCGGCAATTCTAATTCTCTAATGATTGCATTTTGCTCATCAACACTCATAGAGTCGCTTTCAACTAGGGCATATCTATAATCTGTTACATTTTCATTTTTAACACCGTTTCCATCAACTGGATTGAAACGGATCCATGCACCGATTTCCGGATTATAATCCCCAATAACTTCACCCACGTCACCATTACTTTTAGCAAGCAGTTCAATGAGTTTGCCTGCAGTTCTGTCACAGCATCCTTTTGTTGGAAGATGTTTCTGCTTTTCTTCGTTAAACCATGACTTTGTTACATAAGCTACATTTTCAGTAGAATCAAATAATGTTTCCAGATAGGTAATAAGTTCAGCTGATGGGTCCCAACCCCGTGGTTCCCGAACCTCCTTGACCTCAAGCCAGTTCCTGTCTACTATTACCTTTTCATCTTTCGCATTTATAACATCATCCCAGTCAAGTTCATGACCGGCCCCGTCTTTTACTGGCGGTGTCCACCCCTGATCTTTTGCATATTGAACAATCGTACCTCCGGTAACCCCGGAGCCAGTGAATGTATCCCACTTTTTTAAGCACTCTTTATCATGGTAACGTTTGGAATCCCTCCGGCTCCATGAATCCCATTCACTGACTGAATAGCCTTCGTATTTTAAAGCCATACCTACACAACACCACTCCTGGTAATCCAAACGTGACGGATCTATGTAATTAAGTATTTCAATTAGATCAGTTGTATATTCCACCGGCTATTCTCCTTTATATGTTTTTGGATCAATTCCTTTGGGTATCTTCCATCCGCTTGCTGCAATCCGGTTTATCAGACTGCTTGCAGCATCAAAACTCCATGTTCCCACGTGCTGAAAACCACGGCTTTCAAGAAATCTAATTTGTTTAGGTGTAGTTAATCCTTCCTGACGTCTCTTATCCAAACGGTCAAGTAACAAATTAGCTTTTCCTGCATTGTCAATTTCATCTGGAAAAATACCGAATTTTTCTAAAGCCTTTATCTGCTTATCACTTGCTGGTGCCATTTCCCAGCCAAATGATGGCTTATATCCTGATAAATCCTGATCCATTATGCTCATTTCAAACTGTAGCGGATCAACAAGTTTTCTTTTACGTTTTTTCATTTCACTCAGCAGTTTTGCTAACGATTCTTCACGCTGAGCAACTACATCATTTGAAGCCTGCTCTTCTGCATCTTCAATATCGATAGCTTCTAACACACCTTCAGGAAGACAGGCGTTCGCTTTGTCTTCAAGATTCTTTGTCATTGTTTTAGCCACTTCTTCATCTTCACAGATAAGATTGGCTGGATGACATAATTCATGACGTTCAGTGTGCCATAAAAAATCAAGCAATAATAAATGGTCCTTGCCCTCGCACAGACGAGTTCCACGTCCGACCATTTGCGAATATAAACTTCGTACCTTTGTAGGACGTAGTACGATAATACAATCGACTGACGGGCAGTCCCATCCTTCAGTTAACAACATTGAATTACATAAAACGTTGTATTTATCATTTTCAAAATCTTTCAATATTTCACTGCGGTCTTTACTGTCACCATTTACCTCTGCAGCTCTGAAACCATTTTCGTTGAGAATATCTCTAAATTTTTGAGAAGTCTTTACAAGAGGCAGGAAAACAACCGTTTTCCTATCCATACAGTATTTTTTCATTTCTTCAGTAATCTGATGAAGATACGGATCCAGCGCAGTACCTATATCGCTTACCTTGAAGTCACCAGCCTGAACTCCGACACCGGACAAATCCATCTTTAACGGTAACGTAAGCGCCTTTATAGGTGCTAAAAAACCCTCTTTAATTGCTTTAGGCAAAGTATACTGATATGCTAAACTTTCAAAATAACTACCAAGATTTCTCATATCCCCGCGATCCGGTGTAGCAGTTACACCTAAGACCTTGGCTGTATTAAAATATTCCAAAACTCTTTGATAACCATCACTTAAACAGTGATGCGCCTCATCTATAATAATTTTGTCAAAATAATTTCTGGGGAACTGTTCCATTCTTTTTGGTCTCTGCAATGTCTGCACTGAGCCAACAACTATTCGAAACCAGCTCCCAATACATGTTTCTGATGCTTTTTCCATTGCACACCCTAATCCTGTTGATTTCGCTATCTTATCTGACGCTTGTTCAAGCAATTCTCCACGATGTGCCATTATAAGAACTCTATCCCCGTCCTTAACACAGTCCTTTGCAACTTCAGCAAAGACAATAGTTTTTCCACAGCCGGTAGGCAAAACTAAGAGAGTCTTTTGAACCCCCTTGTTCCACTCATTGAATATTGAATCGTGTGCCTCCTGCTGATATGGCCTTAACTGCATTAGAACTGTCCAGGATTATATTGAGGTGCTTGATTAAATGACTGCTGCACTTCATCTTTTGGATAGAATTTCTTGATTTTGTTGTACATATTTCCGTTATACTCCTCAGGAACAACTTTGCATCTACCAGTTGCTCCTGGAACCATTTGCCAGTTCATTCTGAGCGGTTCATCTTTTTTCTTCTGTCCTATTCCTCTAAAAAATTCACTAAGCATTGTTTCCAGCTTAGAATGAAGCAATAGATTGTGTTGAATCTTTACATCTCTTCCACTTGCGGGATCAACAATTACAATTGTTAGATTTGCCTGATTACATGGTGGAATCTTTTTACCTCCTTCATATCTTCCCCGTTCAAATCTTTCTACTCTAAAATCATAATCACCAGCAGGAAGTGTAATATACTCCTGCTCCTGCTGAATTGTATCATCCCATCCTAGTTCTCTTTCCATACCGTTTTGTTGTTGATAATTATTATCCATTACTTATATCCTCCTAAAATTGTCTAATCTGCTCATCGATTATTTTAAATACCTGCGGCCATGCTGCGATAAGCACACCGTCAATAAAACTCGAATCATAATTTTCTATTGGTGTTTCATAAGGATAGTACCCTTTGCTTGCCACAGCTTTTTTTAATTCATCTTCAGTAACTAAGTCCTTATTCATTAGATCTATCAATGCTCTAGGTAAAGCAGAATTACTTTGAGGCATTACTTTTGCTTCAGCTGTTTTAATCACTGGTTCCAGTTCGCTTCCTAGCTGATCAATCTTTTTACTGATATTTTGATTTGATTCAACTTGTGGCTGAACCGCCTGAGGTTGTACTGATTCCATTGATCGAGTATTTATTTCAGTATTTTGTACTATCCCATTAAAGATATGCGCGATGCCTGTATAATCTAAAGGCATTTCTTCAGGCAGTCCAAATCTGTTTTTTGCATCCCAGCAGGGATGGTGAGTAGTATACATAACACGCTGACCACCCTGTGCCTTGTGTTTCTTACCTTCTTTATCGGCTGCTACACTAAACGTTTTATAATTAGCAAATAAGACTATATCGGCCCATTCTTTTGTAAGCGGGGCTGTTTGTGCTGTTGTTTTTTTACCAAGTTTCAGCTCATAGCGATCATAAGCTCCCATTTCATTAGGCTGTTCAAATTTTCTAATTACTGCATGTGCAGTTAATAAAACATTGATATTAGCCACATCAATCACATCCTGGAGAAGATTTAAGAATCTACCCCATTCTTCTGCGACGTATGTATAGCCGTTTCCGTATCCAAATTCTTCAACCCCACTCTTGCCGTGTCTTGAACACACTGCTTCTACACATAGTCTTTCAGCCCAGTCAGCGGTATCAATCACAAGTGTCTTACATGGTTTTGTCTGAATGATCCACTGAACTTCCTGGATAATCATCTGCCAAGATGTCGGTTTAGGCAGTCTTTTAACATCAAGTTCTTTTGTAGATCCTTCGGTATCGATAAATAACGGATCAGGAAACTTTGAAGCAAAGGTTGATTTACCAATTCCCTCTGGACCATAGAAAACTACTTTCTTAGCACCGTTTATAACCCCATCTGTAATTACAAATCCATTCATTAAAACTCACCCGCTTTCCATTTAGGTGTCTCAGCTTGTTCTTTTATACCTCCATTTACTGACGATAGCACTGATGGATTTTCTTCAAGCATTTGCCCCTTTACGTATCCATCTTCAATTACAATCGAGCATTCATCACCAGTAGATACTCTTGTAGCAATTGCCTGCAGCCCTTCCTGTTCAAGCCACGCTCCAAATTCATTCATAGTCTCAATATCCATTTGTTCTAACTTATCAATCAATACAAATCCACAATCCGGATTTAATTTACGTACAATAGCAGTTGCAACTCTTAATTGGTCGCTCCCGCTCATTCCATCCCATTTCTTGCCGTTATATGTAAGTTCATTATCTTCAACACTTAGTCCAGGAAGTGGCAGATCAGCACCTTTTAACAGATCAATACGCTGTTTGCGAATCTCTTCAATCTTTACAGTCATTTCATTATACTGACTAGCGTAATTATTCGCGTCTTCTTCAGCCTTATCCTTATCTAAATTTGCTCTAACTTTACGATTTATTTCTTCAATTTCAGCAAGATTTTTTTCAAGTTCTTCAGTTGACTGATCAATAAGATCTAGTGCATCCGTTTTAGCAATAGTTAGATCATTTGTCGCTTTGTTTAATTCAATTTGCTTAGCTAGTAACTGTTTTTGTAGTGCAGCTACCTCTTCAGTTAAAATCGATACACTGTATTCAATTTGAGTTACTTTATCACGCTTGCGTTGATTCTCCCCGTTCTTTGCTAATATTGCCTGTTGCTGATTAATTAGCTCCTGAGGCGAAATTAAATCTTTAGGTGCTTCAGAATAAAATACCTGTTCTTTAGCATATTTTTTCTTTTGATCAGCAATTCGTCCAATAGCCAATCGATTATTATAGATTTCACTTTCTTCATAATTCAGCTTTGCAAGCTGTTCCCCGACACCAATTATTCTTAATAGAATATTAGCTTTCTCCTTATTTGAAGCTTCCATAAACTTTGGAAGATCCAAAGCCAGTTCTTCGATAAATCCATTCAGTATCTGCTGACCTGCCTTGTTTCCATTAGGGTCAGTAATCTTTAATGCGCTGTTCTTACCTTTACGCTCCACTACCAATCCATTGCTTAATGTAATGTTCAGATTAGGTGGAACTGTGGATCCTTCTCTAGCAGCATTACTCGGCTTAAATTTATTGCCACCCAGTGCCCATGCAATACTGTCTAATACCGATGTCTTGCCCTGGTTGTTTCTTCCACCAATAACTGTCAAACCATTTTGATTTGGTTCAACTTTAACTGCTTTAATGCGTTTTACATTTTCCAATTCCAGCCTGTTAATTTTAATTGTCATTTCTGTTTTCTCCCTTAAAAGTAATGATTTTGATAATCTTATTCTTTTTGATGACATAAACTTTTACAGTCTCGTCATTTACATTCGTTTCTACACGACAGCGGATATTTAGATTCTCACGCTTCTGTTCGATTATTTCAAAATAAGCGTCATTAAGATTCTTACTGAACATGTTATGGTTGAAGTTAGTTGACATCTTTGTTATCCCCCAACAGTTCATCCATAATTTTTCTTACTTCTTCAGATGATGGAACTCTTTTATTTGCATTTAATTTTTCTATAAATTCTTTTCCACATTCTTCAAATACATCCTCAACCGGGTTGAAAATTTCAATTATATCTTCTTTTGTAAGGGTACTGATATCTTCAACATACTTGAGCATGGCAAACCCAAGACTTCCGAAGATTGAATTTTCAATAGGACTGATTTTAAATTCATACTGTATTAGTGTTTCCGGATCCATATTTTCTTCAATTTCATCTAATAGTTTTTTTATTGATTTGCTTTTGTTGCCGTTAATCTTTACTACTTTTATATCAGCTCCTGATTCCATTGCTGATTCGATTAATTCCTTGATTTTATCTTCCATATTTCTTCTCCTTTTGGTTATATTTTTCAATCACCCAGTCCCGATCCTTTGTTACTGTCTCGAGACTGGACTTTAAATTTCTAATTACTAATACCTGGTAAACACTTAGCACAATAAACAGGACTAAAAGTATGCTAAGAAATTTAATAAATACCTTGTCTTTCATAAGACTGCCCCCACAAGAGCAGCAGTAAGCTCCGCCAACAGATAGACACATGCTACGATAGTTAATGCTCCTCTAGCTGTTAATCTTTCCATTTAACAGTTACCTTTCTTTAAAACAACCATTGTATATAACTGTTTATTAATGCTCAATGCACCATCCTTAGCGGTAATAACTGAAATATCTTCAGCTGGATAAGATATGGCTATTCCATAATCTAATAACAGAATATTGCTTTCTCTTAGTTCATCAACTTTAAAAATATCCTGATTATCAAATTCATTTTTCCCTTCTAAACGGATGCTTGGTTTCACCAATTCATCTGAAGGCATAATATTTAACAACTGTCTTAAAGTAATACTTTCCATTTTGACTTTCTCCTTAATATCTTCTATAATGAAGATGGTTAATTTTTGTTAGGTACTGTTGGCGCAGTGCCTTTTTTTGTACTTTTGTTGTACGCAATTATCAACGCATCAATCAGCTTTTCACTCGGCTCCCGATGCCACTTTGTCATGTAATCTTCAAATGCGCCTCGCGGAACATAAATGTATCGCTTTCCGCACTCTGTTATTTTGTAACTACCTGGAAAGGATCCATTAACAACTGCACTAATCACAAAATCCTTACTCAGTCCCGTACGTTCTTTAATCTCTTCAAACGTAACGCCTAGAGCTTCAACCTTTTCCATCTTTCTCACCTCCTTTGATTTAATCCCCATTAAACATGTATTTCTCACTACATAATTAATAAATTTGTTATAATATCCTTATCAACACTGCCACGTTGAAATCTAAAGAAAGGAAATTTATTAATATGTCACTTAAGCCAATTGACAGGCCTGAAGATTTTGATAATTTGTCTAAAGATCAGCAAAAAATACTTGTAGATTATCTAAAATCAAATTTCACGCCTATAAAGTCTATGAATACCAAGCACACTTCCTATGGACTTAAACAGCCTCTTGACAGACTAATCGGTTTCTATGTGACCAATGGTCAGTTTAAGGGAGCAATGCTTAAAGCAGGTTTCAGATCCGATAATATTGATAAAGAGCTTAACTGCAATTTCAATATTTCTGAAAAATCTCAGTATTTTAAAAACTGGCGTTCTTCATAGACGGTATAAGTACATTTTCAATCTGGTGGATTTCTTCATCAATTACGTTTTCCTTCGTAAGTCCTTGAGGATAATCATCATTGAGAATGTACTTTTTCTTTTGCTTAAGTGCTTCTAGAATTCTTTCACATTCATAAATAATTTGATCTTCCATAACTTCCTCCTTTTTTTCTTCTGCCCCTTTCGTGCTATAATTAGCTTGAAAGGAGGTAAAATATAATGACTAAATTAGTAAAACCCGGTACCGATAATGAACCAAAAGGAAAATATAAAGAAGTCGGTCCCCGTGGTGGTGAAGTACCTAAGCCTAGAGTTGTTTCAATAGATCCTGGCGATAGATTACCACCAACCCAAGAAAAAGGTAGAAAATGGAAAAAAATATAATCTACCATCCCTTAGCACTCTACTGCTTTGGGATTTTTATCTTCCTCTTAGAAAAACACCATACCAGTGAAAAAATATTAACTTGAATCCATGATTCAACATATAATTCACTGTTCTCTATATACTTCGTTATATAATGATGTATCATCCCTGCCACTCCTCCTAATCTGTTTTAAATAATTTCTTTAACTCCGCTTTCAATACTTTCAACAACGATTTATCAAATCACATAATTTTTAAAACTGTTATGATTTAGTTAGTCGACAGTATTAAGATAAAAGACATAATCACTAATACTGCACTTAACCCAAAAGCAAACAAAGTTGGTTTTATCAATGATTTATAGTCTTCCATAATAGCTATGCCTAATAGCAAAAACACACCTACTCCGCTTGATAATACAAATCCAATTCCAAAAAGCATACATAAAAATATTTTCATTCTAATTGGCCTTTCTTTACTTATCTACATTTTGTAGATAAAAGATTAAAAAAATTAATTGAATCTGCTTCCATCTTTAATACTGAGCATATCTCTTTTGCAAGCTTAATAGAACATTCCTCTGGATTTTTTTCTATTGAAGCATATGTATTTCTATGTATACCAAGCTTTTCAGCCATATATTCTTGAGAAAAGCCTCGCAATCTTCTTGCTTCAACAAGTTCCAATCTTTCTGACATACAACTCACCTCCTGAAACAATCATATCCTACATTTTGTAGAGTGTCAATATAAATATGCATTTTGTAGAATTTTTGCAACAAATTGCTTTATTTTTTAGACATTATAGTCTACAATATAGGTATAAATGAGGTGTTAAAATGAAAAGCGGAATAGGCACTACTATAAAAATGCTTAGAGAAAATAAAAATATAAGCCAAGAAGAATTAGGAAATGTTCTTGGTGTAAGCGACAAAACAATATCATCTTGGGAAATTAATAGAACTGAACCTAAAATGGGTATCGTTCAACTACTAGCAGATTATTTTGGTGTTTCAACTGATTACTTAATAAAAGGTGATTTAAGTAAAGATGCCATGATCTATTCTAAATTAAATATTGATTTCATTCGTATCCCCTTATATTCAACTCTATGCTGTGGGGACGGTGGATTTAATGAGGATAATATAATTGAAATGGTAGCAGTGCCAAGTAAGGGGCTTAATCCTAACTTAGAATACTTTGCTCAAATTGCTGACGGTGAATCAATGAAAGATGCAGGAATAGGTGATGGCGATTTGCTAGTGTTTGAAAGAGTTGATAAGGTCGACAATGGAGTGATCGGATGTTTTTGTATAGATTTGAATAAAGCAATGTGTAAAAAATACAAAGAACAGGATGGAATGATCATACTTATGCCGATGAACAATGAGTATGATCCCAAATTCATTGACCCATTAAACAGTCATTTCAGATGTTTGGGTAAATTAAAAAAAGTCATTAAAGACTTCGAGTGGGAGGATTAATGATGTCAAAAAAAGAAACTGTTAAATTTATTCTTTTATTGACTATAGCAACCGTTATAATAGCGATTACCATTTTACTTTTTTGTTGGGTATGCTATCTCGTTCCAATTGATTTTCCAGGTACTGTTGGTGAATGGATAACAGCTTTTTCAGCACTTGCTGGTGGTGCACTTACATTAGGTGGAGTCTGGTGGACGATTAAGGATAGCGAGAAAAGATCACTCGAACAAAAACTAGACTTTATTGAACAACAAAAAATTACAGATAGTCAACGTCGTAAAGATTTAGCAATGCAATATAGACCTATTTTAAACTGTGAAGTAACTAATCACATTCTACTCAATAATAACGTAGCATTATGCACATATTTTTCTTTGAAAAATATAGGACGCGCAGAAGCGATTGATGTGAAAATCAAAACAAGTAGTGAATTGCCTATTTTTTCCCAAATTACATATGATCATACTTCTATAATTGAAAAGAATAATATTTTTCAATTCATAATCACTTTTGTATGGAAAGGTCGGGATTTAGGTGATGGGACATTTGAATCATTACAACTAGACAAAATGTACGATTTAACAAAAAAATCCTTAAATTCATCAGTAGAAATTACTTTTTCTGATATAGTTGATACAAAATATTGCTTGCATTTCAATGTGGAATGCCATTATATTGTGAATCTTAATGGTTCAAATACTAATGGATTGAACTTAGATCAAATACAAAAATTAGTAGATTCAACTCCCAAAACATGGAGAATTGATTTAAAGAACGTAGAAACAATAGATATATCTAATGGTAGTATATGAGACATAACCAAATACGGTAAACACACTTCATAGTGTTTATATAAATAAAATACGAAGGGAGAACTAAGATTATGAATCAAAATGAAAAGCAACTATATGATGAATTAAGGAGTACTGCTGAAGAATGTGATAAGCTAATGAATATGATCTTCGAACGCCAATCACCTTCTTGTGAATTAAAAAATAAATATAAAACTCTTAAAAACAGTTGTAAAAATAGATTGCAACAAATAAAAAGAGTTGGAAAGCCAATAAATGTAAGTCCAACTATATATAATAGATTTTTAAGAAATTATAGTGAAGCAATGTCCTTTGGCTTCACTGAGCCAACAAACGGAAACCTTGATAAAATGATTCATTCTTTAGAAGAGGCAAGTTACAAGTTTACTAAGTTTTTAAATGAATAATATAAGTTATATGGAGAGAATAAAATGGATGAAAATGATTACATATCTTTAAGAATTGATAATCAAATAGACTGGTACGATAAAAAATCTATTAAATATAAAAAATGCCATAATTTTATTACAATATGCAGCATATTTGTTTCTACATCTGGATCAATGATAACTATTTTAGGATATATTTTTACTGATTTAAAGATCGCTTTCTCTATTTTTGGGGCTATGGCTGGATTTTCAGTTGCCTTTATGCTATCACTAGATAAATTAAAAGATTTTCATGAACACTTTCTTACATATAGAGCAACTTGTGAAAAGTTAAAACAAGAAAAATATTTATTTCTAACAAAATCTAGTGATTATTATCAAAATGATCAAGCCTTTAATTTATTTGTTGAACGCTCTGAAAGCATCATGGCAACAGAAAATCAAAATTGGGCTCAACTAAATGAAAAAAAGAGGGATTAACCTTCTTCTATTATAATATCATAAGTTTTCTCAAAAATTTCTGGTTTACAGGGATACCGTTCACCATTGACACCAGTAATAATCCAATCACCTTTTTCAGCCTTCATTCTACCTTCTAAAGTATCTATATAGAAAGAATGATCTGTTTGATATGCATCAACTAGTATTGGTTTTTTACGCACTTTATATTTTGTCATATGAACCACCTCTTTGTTTATATTATAACCAAATTCATTTTAGAAAGGAAGTGAAATTTATGCCATCATTAAAAACCTATGATCTTTTTATCAGTCATGCTTGGTTATACGGCGATGATTATGATAATTTAATTAATTTACTTGATAAAGCTTCTTACTTTTACTATAGAAATTATTCTGCTCCAAAAGAAAAACCATTAGCGATATCAAACAATGCTTTTGATTATCAAATCAAAGAAGCGATTGATAAAAAAATAAAACCTGTAAATTGTGTAATTATATTAGGCGGAATGTACGCTCACAGAAAATGGATGAAATACGAACTTGAAGCTGCTAAAAAACTTAGAAAACCAATTATTATAGTTGCTCCCCGTGGACAAGAACGTATGCCGATAGAATTACAACAATATCCTGTTGTGCGTTGGAATACAGATTCAATAATTACTGCGATAAGACAGTTATCAAGATAAAAATTCATAAGTCCTAACAGGTAAATCATAAAAAAACTCCACTGCTACCAACAGTGAAGTCGAATGAAGTACTACCAATACTTCATATTTATAAAAGACTCAACCAAAAGTCCTTTTACGTGCTTAATTATAACACCTAAACACGTCTAAGGCAAATATAGAAAGGACGTGTTTTCATTATGCCTAGAAAGCAGACTTTTAAGCGCAGGCCGAACAAAGCAGGAACAGTAATAAAACTATCAGGTAAACGTAGAAGGCCCTGGTGCGCTAAAATAACTACTGGAAAAGATATTATTACCGGTAGGCAGATACAAACAGTTTTAGGAACTTTTGAAACTTGGGATGAAGCCGACGATGCTTTGACTTTATACAGGCTTGGTCAAAAAAATAAGATTACTGATACGGAAGCTGAAGCATTGGCACCTGATACATTTCAAAAACTTGTTGATCAGCGTGAAAAGAATATGCCTACCTTTAAAGAAATCTTTGATATTATATACCAGGAAGAATTGTGCACATTATCTAAAAGTGCTGCTCAAGGTTATAGATCGTGGATTAAACATTTTAATAGTATATACCACCACAAGATCAGTCAAATAAGTCTGGCCTATCTGCAGGAAATATTTGATCGTGATAAAGCTGGTTACGGTACAAAAGTACATATGAAAGTTTTAGTTAGCAAAATATTTGAATATGCAGTTATTCACAAATATATAAATCGTGACGATGATTACACTGAATATATAAAATGTGGCAAAGCAAAAGAAAGCACTAAACATTATGCTTTCTCAAATGACGAAATAAGAGCATTGATGAGCGACAACAGCGATACGGCTAAAATAATACTTATTTATATATTCACCGGTTTAAGAGCAAATGAACTGCTGAATATCCCGCGTAAAAATATTTATTTAAACACAGAATTCCCCTATTTAGTATCTGGATCAAAAACTGATGCAGGTAAAAATCGAGTAATTCCCATTCATACTTTTATCGAACCTTTTGTTAAACAGCTGTTGATGAAGAAAAAGAAAAGAATAATTGACTGTACCTACTATCAGTTTTCATCTATGTTCTCCTCTTTTTTAACTGATCATAATATGAAGCATACAATACATGATACTAGGGATACATTTGCAACATTATGTCAGTCTAACAACGTTGATCTGTTTATAAGAAAACGTATTCTTGGTCACAAAATGAAAGATATAACCTTTGATACTTATACATCTACCGTAATTGAAACATTATATAAAGAAATCAATAAAATCAAGGTGCCTAAGCCTTGATTTTTTGTTACTTATTTGTTACTTACGAGGTACATTTAACTGCTTCTAATCGCTTGAAACCCTTGATTTATCGTCAATAAGATGGATAGATATTTTCAAGTCTTGAAAAAA